GTTTTATTTAAAAACGTCTTGTGTTGCTTTTCTGCTACTTCTTGCTGCTCTTTTGATTCCTTGTTGTATCTGTTGAAGAAATCAACTGCTTTCTGTTGCTCACCCGTGAGCTTAGAACCATATTTGATATCTTCATAATATTTGGACTTTGCACCGTCCAGGTGTTGCCTTGCCTGAGCAACTTGCTCCTTCATGGCTAATTTTTTTCTTTTAACATCTTTATCGTCGTCATAGTCTTCGTCATAAGAAAAGTAATCTTCCATCATAAAGTCTATTTCCTCGTTATCTAGATGAGGTTTTGTTTGTTTGTAGTATTCTTTAAGTAAAGTATGATTATCCAATTTAGAGTAATCTTGATTTAACTTAACATAATCTTCTAAATCACCTCCTGTGTCTTCCATAAACTGCATTAGTTTTTGAATATTCTCAGGAAGTTCTTTTCCAGTTGCCTCGGCTTCTGCTACCGCTTCTTCAACTTGCTCAGTTAATTCTTCAACCTCTTCTTCTGTAACTTCTTCTAAAGTTGGGGTTTCTTGTGCTTCTGCTTCCGGTTGTACTTCTTCTTGTTCTTGTGTGGCGTCGGTAGTTTCAGTGAGTTCAACCACTCCTCCGTCGTCAGTGTTGTTTTCAACAACTTCTTCTTTGGTTTCATTTTCTGGTTTTTTACTTAAATCTACTTTAAAAACACTGTCGTCTCCAGCGGATTCAAATTTACTTTCATCAACTGTTTCAACAGTTTCTTGTGTAGTTTCTTCAACTACGTTTTCTTCTTTTTCTTCCATAATATAATATAATAATAATTAATAATTTTTACTGTGGTCCGAACATAGACATATCAGTAACATCTCTACCACCTAGTATATCATTACCTGATGATTCAAACTTTTTAGCTGGTTGGTTACCTTTTCTTTGTTCTATTAATTCAGACTGTTGACTAGCTTGTATTCTAGTTCTTTCATCTTTACGATCTTCTTTTTCTTTTTCTTTTCCTTTATTACTTTGTACCTCCATATTTTTTAACATCATGTTGTACTCAAACTCTAAGGCCATCAATTGTTGTTTAGCTTGTACCTCTTGTTGCATTTTTTGTAATTCAAGTTGCGCTTTTAATTGTTCTAATTGAGCATCTGATTGAGATAACGCTTGTTGTTTTTGTACTTCTAACTGCGCTGCCGCTTGTTGTGTCTGCATGTTAGTTTGTGCTTGCATTTGCATGTTTTGCTGCTGGACCATTTGATCTTGCTCTGCTTTTTTCTTCCTACGTAGTTTTAATACTTGGTTGGCTAATTTAACATTATTTATCTGCCTAACGTCTATAGCGTCTTCAAGGTTAATACCTTGTTGCTGTAGGGACATTTGTATATTATTTTCAAGCATAGCTTTCTCTTCTTCATCTGGAGCTAACTCTAAGAATATACCAAAATCATATAAATGTAAATCGGACATCTCTTCTAGCGTTGCCACATTATGAACGCCTATAGCTTGTATAAAAGCGTCTTTAGTTGGAGAGTACTCTATAATATCAGATATTCTTAACGATAAACACTCAGCCGTTTCTGCTGTTAAAAATAACCCAGCGTTTAGTATGTGTCTAGTTGCGGTATTAGAATTTGCCGCCGCTATTTTTTGCACCCCAACTAAAGCCTTAGCGTCTGGAGTAGAACCGTCTCTAGCTTCGTTCAATCCAGTCACGTCTCTTATCATCTGTAGGTAATAATTATAGTTACCTATAAGCGCTTGCATTTTATTTCCACCACTACCAGATGTGATTTCTTGAATAGGTACTTTACCTGGATTCATATCACCCTCCGAAGTGAAGCTTCTACCAATTACAGACCCAGTTTGGAAGAACATGTTTAAAGCTTCTTGTGGATTGTAATTAGTTCCGTTACCTAAGTCAACCTCAGCTAAACCGTCGGCGTCTAAATAAACTCCATCTGGAACCATTCTAGACATTACTTGTTGCAACTTCAGGTGAGTTAGTTGAATCATGTCAGCAAAACCTGTTGTACGTTTTACTAGTGAATCAATTTTACCCTTATACATTCTAGGTGCTACTATAGAATAGTTCATTTTAACCTTGGTAAAATCACTTTTAGGACGCATCATATTTTTTGCCATTTCCCATTTTAGTAATTTATTTGTACCAAGAATCATAGCCCCTTCATACAAGCACTCTATAGCTCTGTGTAATCTTTCATATCCACCTTCTTTATCTACTGGTGGATTAAACGTATCTTCTTTTTCAATAGCTTTTAAAGCTCCAGATCCAGTTTCTTTTATTTTATAAACTTCGTTCATATAGCTTTTGAAGTTAAAGTATAATACTTGAACCTGGTTGTTATCTATTTCTCTATGTCTATTTCCGTGATGATAATCATTAGTGTGCACATATCTTGTTTTTACTATTTCCTCTAAATCACCTTGCGTTAAATGTGGGAATTGTTTAGCTAATTCGTTTATAGGGATTGTTTTTACTTCTCCAACATAGTATATATCGTCAAAATAAGGAGATTCAGTGTACGAGTAAACCAAGTCTGCTGGATCAACGTAATCTATAGTAACACCTTCTGAAGTAGTAAATCCTGTTTTCACAGCACCAATACCTAGCACTGTTAAATCTCTATAAAATCTTTTCTTAATTAACTCGTAGTTGTTACCATCCATTAAAACGTTTATAGCTTGTTCTTCCGCTATTTCAACAGACTGCTTGTAAGTTAACTGCATGTGTAATTCTAATTCTTCTTGTGACTCTGGTAGAGTCTCTGGATCGTTTTCATATAAATTAACACCAAAAGCTTCTTGCGCAAAATCGTTCATTTCTTGAGTTTGCATGTCCCCAAGTATAGATTCCATATACTCAGTTCTTTTTGCTACTCCATAAGGATCTTGTGAATACGCTTTTATATCATACATTCTCTCTGCGATACCATTTACAACAATATCTACAAACTTAGGTATAATAGGAACTGGAGTCCAGTCTAAGTTTAAGTAACTTAAGTCACCATTTATAGATAACTCGTCTTTATATTTTTGTATTGATTGATTTCCACTAGCGTATAATCTTAAATTGTGGAAATTATTTTGATTAGTAGAATATCTATTGTGACTACGGTCCCTGTGAAACCACTCAGATTCAATAGCTTTAGCTACTTTTAACCCATAGTCATAACTTAGCTTCTCAGCGTCGCTTACGACTTGACTAGGAAAATAATTATTTATAACAGACTCTGCCATATTTTATTTTATTATTTTAGATGCGTTTCCAGTATTAGTATACTTCGCAATATTTATGTTTAATTTTTGTTTCTCTATCTTAGCGTTTGGAGCGTATAAGTGTCTATTACAAGCCATAATAGCTAATCCAGAACTTATAGACGCGTCAAATTTTGTTCTTTTGTTAATATCAAATCTAGCCCAATCGTTTAACGTTTCGTTGAAATATATGTTTCCATAATTTCCATCACTTAAATGACCAACGTGATTTTGTATATACATCTCAATAGCGGCCGCATGGGCTTGTTTAATATCTTCACTGGAGTTTGGTATACCTCCAATTTCCTTTTCTGTAACAGATAGTTTGTTCCAAGTTCTATCTGGTCTATTCATACTGTACCCCCTATATCCTCTTCTTCTTAAATAGTACAATAATCGAGGTTTATTGTTTTCACATAGCAGTGGCATTCCATAAAACACTAAGGCCATTAATACGTCTTCAAAAAATATATCTGCTGTAGGAGGTCTAGATATATACTCTAAAAACATATGGTTAGGAGGGCAATCTTCCATTGAAAACTTTGTTAATCCGTGTAAAGCTCCATTAGATCCCTTGCCGTCTACCGTTCCTGATATGTCGTAACTATCACAACCAAAAGCACCCATGTGATCGTTAGCGGGGTATTTAATCCCATTTTTTACAACAATTCTATTTTGCATGTGTTGAGGTGGGAACCAACTCGCTTTAAACCTACCTTTTGGATCTGGATAAAATATAACCTGAGTATCCTTTATTCCGTTCACCCATTGAAAGTTTCCAACTGATAACACTGCTGAGTTTCCTATCCCTTCATTGTAATCTATTTGCTCGTATATCTTAACTAGATTAAATATAGAGTTCTTAGCCTCGTCTCTAAACGCGTGCTCCGTTGTTCTTGGGAACTGGCGGTAAAACTCGTTTAAGCCATCGTGATCAGATTTTAATCCTTCAGCTTCGTTATTCCAATGTTCTATTATGCCTACGTCAATTAGTTCACCATCTGGTCCGAGTACATCATGATCTGGACTATCGAAGACTGGATATCCGTATTCGTCAATAAATCCTTCATAGTTCCATTCCATTGGGATAAAAAGAGAATATAAACCAGATTTTGTTTGTCCATTA